TCTGATTTTTTCTCTCTCTTTTTCTTCATCTTTTATTTGACTCTTCATATATTCAACTTCATCTTTAGATTTTGAGTCTTTTCTTCCACACAATAATTCATCGCCGCGCATTTTATGTTTGTATCTGTATCTAAGAAGTTCTGGAGATATATGATATTTATAACGTTATATTTTAATAGTTCACCTGGATTATTAAATAAATAGTCCGCCAAATTCTCTTTTTCTTTATCAATCTGATTGTAATTAACACTTTCGACTTCTGTAGGAATTCTAATGTCAACAGAAGCATTGATATAAGCTTGATGTTGCATTCAATCACACTCCTAATCCTTCATATAAAACGGAGAAGTAAATCCGTCACTATTCAAATTCAATCCTTTTGCCCAATCGACAGGCTTATTCATGATAGTTTCGATTTCCTTAAGTCCATTTGAACCTCTAGGTATTTCTACAATTACTTCATCATGGACATGGCCAACTATTTTAAAACCTGATGCTTCAAGCCTTGCTATAGAAATCGCAAGTAAATCCCTTGCAGTTGCTTGAACAATATTCTCGACTAACTTCCCACCATACGTTTTTAACTTTGACCATTTACGGTTAAGATCTAAGCCCATAAATTCAACAACTTGACTACCCCAACTATTTTCACCAACTGAAGCTTTTGGATAAGCTAAAGCTCTTCCACTAGGCAGTTCAATCATTAGAAAACCTTTTTTCATATAAAATCTAAGTCCATGTGTATGATGCGTCTTTCGGGATTTTACAGTATTAATTGCAGCCTCTTGGCAAGCCTTCCAAAAATTAACTATGTTAGGATTTGCGTTACGCCAACTATCAACTAAACCTTGTAACTCGTTTTCTTCAATGCCCATTTCCAATGCACCCATTGCTTTTAAAGCTCCAGCGCCACCTTGATAGCCTAAAGCTAATTCGGACACTTTTCCTTTTTGTCTGAGAGGGTCGCCTTTAGTTATGCTTTCTACCGGTACATTAAACATTTGAGAAGCCGATGCTTCATATATCTTTCCGTGTGTGTTGAACACATCTAAACGCCATTGTTCTTTTGCATACCATGCTATGACTCTTGCCTCTATTGCAGAAAAATCACTTACTGCTAGTTCATTACCTTCTTCAGCAGTAAATGTCGTCCTAACTAATTGACTTAATAAGTCTTGAGGATGAACATTGAGTAATAAATCTAAATCATCAAAACGTTGTTCTTTAATAAGATCTCTTGCTATTTCTAATTCAGTATCTGAAATATAATGCTTTGTTAAATTCTGAAGTTGTACACCTCTACCTGCCCATCTTCCAGTACCGGCACCGTAAAATTGAAACAGACCTCTTACCCGTTCATCACTGCACATCATGTCATGCATTTTGTTGTATTTTTTCACACTGGTTTTAGACATTTGCAATCTAATTTCTAGCATTTTTTTAGCTTTTCCTGTTGCTTCTTTTAAGTACTCCTGAACCGTTTTCTTTTGTAAATTAGGTATATCTAATCCTTGTTCATCCTTTAACCAAGCCAATAACTGTGTAGGACTATTAGGATTTTCTAAACCTGTTATATGTTTAGCTTGTTTAAGCAATTCTTCTTTACTCTGCTTATCGAGCACATTAGCTCCTAACATCAATGATTTAGAAAGCTTAATACCTCTGTCGTTTATATGTTGGTCAAAAACCCAATATGTTTGTTCAATTGCAGTTACTGGAAAGTCTTTAATTTTATTAGCAATCGCCATTTCTACTTCTACATCTCGAATACAGTAATCTATAAATTGTTGCCATTTTTCAAGATCATGTTCAGGTAGGTTTCTTGTTCTTCCTCCATTAACTTTTGTTGGTTTACAAGGTATAGAGAAATAACGAATTAAATTTTTACCTGCTTTATCTTTTTGGCTTTGTAGTCTTAAAACTTCTCCAACTTTATCAAGCGAAGCAGGTAAGCCAATACGCATTGAATTAACCATTGTGCAAATCCATTCTTCAGGTGGCATCTGTTTATTAAAATGTTTAGCAAGACAAGTTCTTTCGAAATTAGCATTGAATGCATACTTTTTTACAGCAGGGTCAAATAGAGCAATTTTAAACGTCTCATAATCAGCGTGGAAAGGCTCATTATCTACTTTAGTCATGTCAATCGCACTAATCGCTCCACCATCTATCGAATAAGCTATAATTAAAATTTCGAAATCTTCAGCTTCTGTGTATTTATAGGCACCACATTTCGAAATATCGTTACTGCTATATGTTTCAATATCTATATTCATAAATTTCAAATTCTTGACACCTCAATTTCTTTAAAATTAAAGTGGGGCTAGAAACCCCACCTATTGACTTATAAGAAATCCTCATCATCAGTGTCTAATTCATCGAAATCATCTTCTGCTGCACTTGCACCGCCAAGAGGTTCGCCTTTTTCTACAAGTTGAATATTGTTCAATCCAACTGCAATACCCTTATTACCATTTGTATTGAATGGAAATAGATTGATTGAAGCTCTAATATAGTCACCACTTACAACAGCTCCTGAATCCGTTAATCTATTTCGGTCTTGGTCAACAATACCAGGTGCTTGTTTGCTTGATGCATTAATGAAATAAGCATCTTGATAATTCACATCATCCTCTCTTTCAGTGTCTCCGTCACGTAATGGAAGTTTTAAATTTGCAGGAACTTTGCCTCCAAACTTACTAACTTTTCCTTCTTCTTTAGCAGCTTCTATAGCTTGTTCAATAGCTTTTATCGTACTTGTATCTGACTTAGGAATGATTAAACTGATGGAATACTTTGCTTCTTGACCTTCTTGCATACTGCGTGGTTTAAAAATATTTGCATATGATGCTCTTACTTTTCCTGTAATCACTTTAGTTTTATTTAATACTTTTGCTTTCATGTTTATATACCGTCCTTTTTAATTTTTTATAGTTCGTCAAAATCATCTTCGGCAGATGACTTTATAGCTGGCCTTTTATCTGACTCAGTAGCAAGTGTTAATTTACCTTGCGGCTTTTCTATAAAGCCTTCTGCAATTTTAGAAAATGCTTTTTTACCAATTAATTTTTCTAAATTCGTAATGCTAAGTAACTTGGTTTCTGTAATATCTTCAGGTTTATAACCCGCTTCAACTAACTTTTCAAGCGTTGCTTTTGTATCAGTTATCATTCTTCGCGAACGACCTTCTACAAGCTTCCAACCAGGATAGTTTTTATCATTTCCTTTCGCTTGATCTAGCGCATAATGTTCTACTTCATCAGCCCATTTTTTGATATCAGGCAGTTTATATAAAAGTTCTGCAATCTCTTCATCACTTAACAAATGTGGTGGCTTTTGAGGCACATTTTGCATGTATTCTGCACGTGTTCTACATGAATGCTTTATCTTACAGAATCTACAATGACTACCTGCTTTAAACTCACCTTCACCGTTATAAGCAAGTCTGGCTAATGGTTTAACAAAATCGGTTCCCCATTGAAGTAATCTTGATATTGGTAACTCTTCAGTAGAAAAGTTATCTATTCGTGGTTGTATGATAGTCATGCGAACTGTATGAATGTCATACATTAAACTAAGCAGTTCATATGCGCCCAAGCCATATAATCTAAGTTGAGGATTATCTATAGCTGAAACTTCAATGCCTTTACCGTATTTAAGGTCAATAATTTCAAGTACACCACCTGAAAATATAATGACATCACCAGTACCAAAAGATTCAGGGACGTATTTACCTAAATCCAATTTTGTTTCAAATAAAGCTATTACATCATTATCCCTACTCAAAGCTTCGTTATATTTTTCTTCTACATTAGCTACATACTCTTCAACATATTCACGCAACTCTTCACTGTAATATTGATTTCGCTTATAATTTTGAAAAGCTTTATTAAACTCAAACTGTGTTAGGCCTTCATATTTAAGACTGAAATATAACTCACTTAATTCATGGGCGAATGTACCTTCTTCAGCAAAAACTGAACTTTTATCTGCAATACCTTCACTTGCCTTAATACTCGGTGGGCAGTTTAGCCATTGTTTCGCACCACTTGCACTTAGCTTTGCATGAGCTCTATTTGAGTGATCTAGCTTCATGCATTAATTCTCGCTTCCATGAAATCAACAATTTTTTCATAATGTTCTTCTTTGATAGTAGATAGCTTATCCGCACCAAGTTCGTTAAGTTTATTTCTAAATTCTTTCTTATCAGAAGTATCTGCTTTTTTAAGGAACTCTTTTCCTACTGATAAAATATAATCTTTAGTTAAATCAGTAGACGTTTCCTTAACTTCTTCAATTGTTTCCAGTTGAGCTGTTTCTTCTTTTGGCATTGGTGCTTCTTTAACTTTCTCTTGTACGATTGATGAACCCACAGTTGATAGTTCAGTATTTAACACACGTAAATTCTTATTTAATAGTTTTAATTCTTCAAAAATATCTTCTAATATTGCCATTGATTAAATCCTCCTTAAAATTGGTTAGCTAGACGAATCATTAACTTGATACGATCTTCTATTTCTCTAGGGTCATCACTTTGTTCATTCAATCTTGCTAACAATTCAAATTGCTCTTCTAAAATTTCTTTTTTACGTTCGACGACAGTTAAATGTAATTGTGCTTCGATAACACGCCATTTTCCCCAACTTTCCATTTCAACCTTTCCTTTTTTCTTAAGTCTCGAAAGTGTGGATTTTGCATGTGTTTTCGATACTCCAAAAACTTCAACTACATCATCAGGATTGAAATTGTCATATGTTGCAAAATGTGATAGTATTTTTTGTTGTAAGGTCATATTAATAACTCCTTATATAATTATTTAAGACAAATGCTTATCTTTAACTGCTACTTGCGACAACAAGTAACAGTTTTTTTATTCTTCATAAAAGTACTCTTTATAGAATATGAATGTTGCGATACTTGCGAATCCTGCAATTGACCACGCTGTAGTGAAGTATAGAAACGGCATGAGTACAATCGCTAAGACCGTGAAGCATAGCACTGCTATTAGGTAGCTTTTATATGTGTCGCTCATTTGATAATCCTCCTAATACCATTTTTTATGCTTTCTGATCAAATACTCTTCCAATTTAGAAATATTAATCAGAGTGCCTGTTGGTGAATAATCAATGTATAAATTTTCTACACCTAAATTATCTTTGCGGTAATATTTCAACCAGTTGTATACTGTACTTCTACTTACTCCAAATAATTGATGGATTTGTGTAGGTGTTGCGTATAACTTTTTCACAAATTTTTCTTCGCCTCGATATGTGTTTTCTGGTGTTGGTGGTATTATGATTTTTGGCATCTCTATCACTCCTTTAGATAAATGTTAAAGTTTGTTATTATTCGCCCTGTATTGAAGTTCTCTATCTAATGCATAGAAAACTTTGTTTATTTCTAAGTAGCTGTAATCACTTTTTTTAATAAGCTCTAATATTTCCGCTCCTAAGTTACGTTCCTTTTCCGTTAAATAGGATGAAGAAGCATCAGCTTTGCTAGAAACTTGTGGGACGCCTATACGCAATCCTTCTGATCTTGTGTTCATTTGTTATTCCTCCTTTCGTGTATAATGTTGTTATCAACCTAAGGAGGTGATAAGTATGAAAGCTTGTTTATATCTTTCTAATGATAAATTTGTTGAAATCGATAATTTAGAAAAAGTGATAAAGTCAGGTCATCGCGGAACTGTTGAAATATCAAAAGAAAAAATTAAAAGTTCCTTGTTCACTAATGGCTCATATACTTTTGTTGGAGACAAAATAGTAGCTATCGCTTCAGCTAAAATCGAATTCATAGAATTTATCGATTAATCTCTTTAAGCAACTCTGCAACTGCTCGCAACAGTTCAGGGTTGTTTCTTGTTTCTAAATTACTGTTTGCATGTTTTAGTAAATTGAGTTTTAATTTACTTTTTTCTTTAGCGATTCTAAATTTTTGTAACATTTGTTGTTCCTCCTTTTAAGATGTTTATGATCCTTTCTGCTATACTCCTGTTATGGAGGTGATAGGATGAAACTTAATCACGATTGCGTTAGACTCTTGCTCTTAGAAATAGAATCTAATAAGAAAATAGGTGAACCACTTACTCGACATAATTTCAACGATAATATTATTTTTGATAAATATGATTTTGAAACAGTAATGTACTCACTTTTAAAATTAGAAGAAGCTAAATTTATTTGTTGCGATCTGAAATTCATCGAAGGCAGGGTCGTTTCTTGGATTATTGATGACATCACTTGGTCTGGCCATGAATTTCTCGATAATATTAGAGACAATAAAACTTGGAACGAAGTTAAAAGAGTCGTTAACAAAACATCCAGTATGTCTCTTAATCTTATGGGGAAATTAGCTTTTCAATATCTTTCTCAAAAATTCAATCTAACTTAAATTCATAACCATCAACCAAGGCATATAAGTTATTATTTACGTATGGTATTTCTTCAATGGTGTTGTTGATGAAATGAGATCGGACCATCAGTTCATATCCGTCATTAATTTGAATGTCTAATGGTCGCCTATTACCTTCTTCGTCATAGTAGTAATAGATGACTTTTTTGTTTTGAGCTTGCATTTGTCGTTCCTCCTTTAAGTTGTTTTGTTATATAATTTAGTTATCTCCCAGTGGAAGGAGGTGAAATTTATGGATTTAGAGAAAATTGCTCACGATATTACAATCTCGCTATTACCTAGAGCTCTAGATAGACATAAGATTCATAACGAATGGCAAGAAGTCGGTGATGACGTAATTGCATTCGCTAAAGATAGCGTTGCTCGTGACTATTTCAGCATTTACTCTTCTGTGTTATTGGGATTACAAGAAGAAGAAAAAAGCAGAAAAGATTTAGGATTGTAAGGCAATAGCGCACTTGATTACTTGCACTAATTAAGTGCGCTTATTTAATTAGATATTTCTTACCTTCTCTATCCGAGACCACTTTATATTTTTTTAATTTGCTTTCTTTCACTTTTAACCATTGATTTCCATGCCACACGTCAATTAAGTTTTCGTGTTTTTTATTGAATAGCCTTCTTAGTAGTTTCATTTGTAGTTCCTCCTTTTAAGTTGTTTGTTTAAATTTCAAATTGGCTAATATCTACACCGTATTTAATCGCCATACTCTTAATCACTGAAATGTATATCTCAACCAATCTAGGTTCATCAGTAATCACATCTAATTTTGACAACTTGTTAATCTGGGTTTTCGTTGCACCATTCGCTAGCATTTTGCCTTTGCGGTTCTGCATACGAATTTTTAAATTACAGCGTCCTTTTTCTTCTAAAGCTTTATATGCTTCAGACTTAACTTTCTGGTGCATTGCTCCGCCACCTAAATGTTGTGCAATCGCAGATAACATTTTGTTTGTGTCGTTACGCCAGTTTTTCGTTTCAATACCGACAATGTGACGAATGCCTGTGATTTCTTGTTGCATTTGTTTGTTAAACTGTTCTTGGTCTTTTTGTGCTTTGAACATCATCTCTAATGCTTGCATTGGTGTTTGTGGTACATTAAGCTGTGCTTGTTGTTTAATGTATTCATCCATTTTATGAAATGCATCAACATAAGTTGCAGTAAACAAAATGCCTTTACTACCTGTCATCTTGTTTGCCACTATGTCGCAACCTTTTTTGGTTAATAAGTAGTGTTTAGTCTGACGATTGTTTGCACCTAAATAAGTTGATTCTACGAAGTAATCATCAGGGCTCAACTTTGAGCTTTGCAAAATTACACTTCTATAATTTTCAATATCTCTGATTAAATTTTTATGTTCCTTACCCACCATTTCTGCTACTTCTCTACTATCTACGTAATGCGTCTCGTTCTGTTCTACTATTTGTAATTCTTGCATTTCAGCTTCCTCCTTTATCACTTAAAGTGATATTAATATTAATTTTTTTTAGCCTTTATATAATCAACTTCTGTGTTGAATAATTTGGCTAAAGCATACAATTGTAAGCCTTTTAATTCTGCGTCATCTTTTTCCCATCTTATTACAGATTGTTTAGTAACGCCTAATTTATCAGCGACATCTTGTTGTGTCATATTCGAATTAGTTCTCCAGACCTTTACAGAGAACTCTTTAAAATTTTCTGGCATTTCGTATCACCTCCCGTTGACATTTACAACTATACTATCACTTAAAGTAATATGTCAACACCTAAAGTGATATTTATTTCAAAAAAGTAATATTTTGTATTGAAAAGTGATATTACTTATGGTAAATTAGTATTACATTAAGTAATACTAAAGGAGAAAATTATGGAATATAAGAGTGCTAGAAAAATTTTATCAGAGAACTTAGAACAACTTATGAAAGAGAACAACATTACTCAAGTAGAATTGTCTGAAGCAATCGGGGTAAGTCAATCAACAATCTCTAACTGGCTTAAAGAACTTAAATATCCTAGAATATCAAAAGTCCAACAATTAGCAGATTACTTTAATGTACCTAAATCGAGAATTACAGAAGAAAGAAGTATTCATCAAGAAACTATAGCCGGTCATGCAAATAAAGATGAATTTACTCCCGAAGAATGGGAAGAAATCGAAAACTTTATGCAATGGGTTAGAGATAGAAAGAAATAAGACAACAAAGGGGTTTGGCGCATGGGAAAATACGAAGAATTGCTTATGAAATGTGAAGTTGAAGTGAAAGAAACACAAAGAGTACCTCGAGGATTCGATGGTTGGTATCAAGAAGGAGAAATTTTTATTAGACCTTCCCTATCCGAAAGGAACAAATTAGAAGTATTATATGAAGAACTTGCCCACCATAAGTTGACGTATGGCAACATTTTAGATCAGTCGAAATTCAACAATCGCAAGTTCGAAAATTACGCAAGACGACACGGCTTTATCTCAGCTGTACCGCTACGCGAAATTGTAGAAGCTTATAATTATGGTGTACGTAACTTGTATGAGTTGTCTGAGTATCTGCAATTGAGTGAAGAATACATATTAGAAGCAATAGAACAATATAAAAAGATATA